GATCGCGGGGCACTGTCCGTCTGATCCCCGCTTTGGCACGATGCACCAATCAAGCTAATTCCATGGTTGCGTCGGGATCGTTCGCAAGACGCGCGCCGAGCGCGGCCCAACGATTTGAATGTTCTTAGAGGTCGCCATAATTCGGCGGTTCAACAAGAAGCTGACCGAGCTGTCGATGCAATTCCTCGAATGCCGATCTGCTTCCGAGCTTGTGGTACGGGTGCGCCTCTCCCCAGATAGAGCGGAACACGGTTTGGAGCGAGACTACGTTTTCTGCAACTTCGACAAGGCGGCTGCGCAGCGCGGCTACCTCGGCAATCTCCGGCGCCAGTTCTTCGATCATGACTTGTGCGATTAGTTCGCGAATACGGTCGTTGACGTTTTCGAGTGCTACCCGTGCATCTTCCTCAGCCTCGCGAAGCGTGGGTAGTGCCTCCTCGGCCCCTGCCGCGCGGCGCTGGGCTGCGTAGGCGGTGCGCTGCGAATCCGCAGCAGCATTCAATTGAGCCAAATCTGCCGGCGCGGAGAGCGCGCCGGACAGTGCCCACTCGCGGGCTCGATCCTCGGCCGCCTTCTCCACCAGTGCCGCCTCCTTCGCGGCCGGCTCTGCGGCAGCAATGACACTGCGGACCCGCTCAATGTGGGCGCGTGCGGCCTCAAGCGCCTGAGCCGCCAGGCCACGTTCCCCGATCGCGGCCTGCAGTTGCGCGCGCAATGTGGGTGGGCCGGCGGGTTCACTCGCCTGATCGACGAGGCGTAGCACTTTTCGCAACGTGGCAATCACCGTGAACGCCCCCCCCGAGACGGCTCGGCCGGGTGCCGCGGCTCAATTCGATTCCAACCAGTGATCCGTAGCGGAGGATTTGTGAACTCGGCCCAGCACGCATTCCGATCGCCGATGAAATTGCTGATGCGCCGGCCGGTGCGATCGGTCGAGATGACTTCTCTCAACGTGCCTCGCGGGACGGACGCGGGGCTTGCCGAATATGCCGCGGTGTCTGCACGTATTTGCGCCTGAGCGATCGACAGGACATCGAGCGTCTGACCGGCAAGCTTCACATTCTTCCACCGGTCGCTATGACGCTGGAAAGGTTCAAGAGCCCGGGCCACGTAAGCGGCCGGAGTCTCCCCGGCAAACGGTCGTGGCCCGCCCACTCCGAGAAATTCTTGATTCATCTCATCGGCGGCGATTTGCGCCCGCTGCATTTCATTACTGCTCATCGTGTTACCTCATTGGCTGGTTTCGTCTTGGTGGAACTGCAGACCACTCCCTTGAGAACGTGGGCGATCTGCGCGCTGCGGCTGCGCGACTCTTGCCGCGCTTTCGAATCGATCAGCGCGATCACGTCGGACGGTACGGTTACGCAGACTCGGGAGAACTCGGACTTCAATTTCGATTTCATGTTGGGTATTCAACCAGCATACTTGTGATTAATAAATTGCCACGGTGGCAACATATTCATCGCTCTTCGCCTTCCGCTTTGTTTTTCTGCACATCGTCGGCGCCGCCGAATGCGAGAACAGTCGCAACACAGAGCGCGCTCAATAGCTCTGATGAATCATCCGGTGTTTCACTTGCTCCGAATCCGAGAAACTGCGCCAACAAATGGTTTCTTGTCACGCCGCGGAATAACGAGACTTTCTCATGCGCGAACCGCGACAGCTTGCACCGCTTGCCAGGCGAGATAAACCGGCCGGCAGCATTCGCTCGCGTAACGATGTCGGGTGCCAATTTGACGTACTTGCCAACGATGTGCGCATCCAAACGTCGCTCCGTCGCTTGAGCGAGAAGTGCGGAGCCGATGGGACTCTCTTCGATCCACATACCGCCGCGGTGCGTTCTTGCACGGGTCTCTGTCCGCAAGGCGGCGAGACGATCCGACACGGCCGGTAGCCATCCCTCGAGCGAATCGCCATCGATCTGATGAATGTCCCAATCGAGTACGATCAAAGACGGCTCTTCAAATGTGCGGGCGAGATAGACGACGCCTATCGAATCGCGACCGGGGCCTGTCTTCAAGGGCGTCCCGATCACGGCCATGCAGCCCGTGCAAACCGAGGGCATATCGACCGACTCGCCATTCACTAGCAAGCTGCGCTCGCGGAAGAATCCGCCAACCGGCAAGCCGCAAAGCAGTTCGGTCAGCGCAAACACCATGGCATCAACGCGATCCGGCGACCCATCGCGAGAGCGGTCCCAATCCGACGTGAACGCCGCCATTTGATCCTCCAGCTCGGGATACCCCCCAACCAGGTGCGCGCGCTTTTGCTCGAATAGGCTGGAAATCGGCTCGGCGCGAAGAACTTTGCCGCGTGAACTCGACACGTCCTTGATCGGCACTCCCGCGTCAATGCTCGACAGCGTCGCCTTTGCCATGTCTCCGCCGTAGTTCCGCTCAACTACAATCTTGTCCGCTTTGAGCGAGTGATATGCAGCGATTGCCCGCCGTGCCCAATCAGTCGGGGCGTAGCGGCCTGACAGGTCGGCAATCACATAGCCCTCGCCATCGGCTCCAAGCGCTGCGGCGATAATTCCGGTTTCGTCGCTTCCCTCCGCGTTAGATCCTGCGGGATCGACGGCAATCACAACGCGCTGCTGGTGGGCGGGTGCGGAGGTAACGCGCGATGCTTCGATTACTTCGCGAGTCCAAAGCGCACCCGGAACGTCCTCAAGCATCTCACCATTCAATTCCTGCCGGCCTAACCTGGTGCCCCCATACCGTGCGGTGATCTGCTGGATGAAGGATGGCGCCAGATTGTCTCGATTCTCGAATGTGCTGCCGCGGGTGATAACAACGTCGCCGCCCTCTCTTGCGATCAAGTCGCGGAGAATCTTGACGGGCCTCGGCGTGGTCGCGACAACGCAGCGGGGATTCTTTCCGAGTCGCAGGCCGAATTGCAGGTTGTCCCATGCGTCTAAATCGGTCCACGCGGCCAACTCATCGCAGGCCGCTGCGTCGAATTGAGGGCCTCGGAGGCGGTCCCCCTCCTCTGCCGAATAGGCCGTTGCAATGGCGCCGTTTTTCCAAGTCACGCGTCTTTTGCTTGGTTCATATTCCGGCCGATTCCACGGGGGTGCGATCGCAAGAAGCCCAGCGGGACCTTCGATTAAGACGTCGCGTGCGTCGGCTGCGGTAGCGGCCACCAATGCAATCCGGCCCGCGAGGTTACCTTCGACCTGCATGCGCACCCATTCACAGATGGTTCTCGTTTTCCCGAATCCGCGACCACTGAGCAAAAGCCAGATAAGCCAATCACCGGGGGGCGGCAACTGATTGGGCCGGGCCATGGCTGACCAATTGAATTGCTCGGACTCGCGCAGCGCGTCGGCGAGACTGCGGTAAAAGTCAGTGGACATCGGAGTGCTCGATCACGCGCCCAAGCAACGGTGCGGCGTCAGGCACGGTGCGGCGGGATAGCTCCTCCAACCCCTCAAGCACAGCCCTTCGAGCGTCTGGGAACGGCGAGAGCGTCCGCAGAAGCATGACCTGAAGGTCCGACACGAACGGCGAGTTGATGATCGCGATGTTGTTTGTGGTTCCGGCCGTGGCCCGGGTCAGTTCGCCCGTCAAGGCCGCCATCAGTCGCAAGCAGTCTAGGAGCCGACCGGCGACGTTGGCCGTGCCATTGCGGTCATCGGCCTCGGATGCCGCCAGGAAGCGCTTCATAAGCGTCGAGCGCACCATGATGCAGTGGTCGAGCAAAGACATCCCTTCGTCGGCCGCCCGTTCGGCAAGCTCCATCGAGGTGAGTGGGCCGGCCACCAGTTGGGCGCGGCGCTCAGGCGGGACGTGATTTGCGCCGTGGCGCCACACAGCATCGCGGCTGACGGTGAACTTCTTGGCAATCGCCCGCGTCGAGACGCCCGAAACGAGGGCGAGTTCGATCTCGTACCGCTTTTCGTTCGTGCAGATGGTGCATTGCTTGCTGGCTTTTCGGCGAGGGGTCGCCATCGTGGTCTCCGCTACAAACGCAATAAATCGTTGCGACATGGCGCGCTTGATTCTGGATGACTTTCGTTGGGCGATGAATTGCCACGATGGCAACGTATCTGCTTCATATGCCAGCGCACGGTTCGCCGCGATGGCACCGGCCAGCACGTGAGTTCCTCCCACACCTCCAGGCCGGTGGGCGACCGTGCAAGCGGTCCGGCGGCAACAGCGAGACGTAGGTAGGTCGCTTCGATGTCGGAGCGCAGTCGCTGCCCGCGCTCGAATGCTTTGACGTTGCGGGCTGTCGCGCGACTTGGTGCGGGTGGAGCGGCGGTCATGCTGCCGCCTTGCCGACGAACGTGCGGCGGCTGTACTCGGCCAGTAGAAGCGCCTCGGCCCGTCCGTGGTCTCGCTTGCGCGCAAGGTCGGCGCCGGGGAACAGCAGCCGCGCACGGTCCAGGGACTTAGCCTTGTCTGCGTCGAGGCCCATGGTTCGCTTCCAGGTGGCCGCAGAGACGAGTTCGAGCGGTATGGCGATACGTTGGCAGGCTGCCAGGATCGAGCCCAGGACAACGCCTCCGGTGAAGGTGCTGACCGATCCTTGCTTGGGCATGGCCTGCGATCGTTCCACCGTGATACGTGCGAGGCGACCATCACGGCACTGCATGAGGAGTTCTGTCAGCCGGTTGGCGTCGATCCAGGCTAGTTTGTTGTTATGGATGACGGGGAGGTCGGCGCAGAGAATGAGTTGCGCCTGGTCGTCGATGGCCGCGATGGCGCCTGTGAGCCCGGGGTCGATGGCGATGTAGATCATGCCGCCACCCCGCGAGCGGCGCCTGAGCGAAGCCAGGCAATGAGGTAATGCACGGCCATTGCGGCGGCGGCGAGGTCAGACATTAGTCACCCCGTGGGTGATAGAAATGCCGCTCTCCGGTCTGTAGAAATGAAGGAACATCGACGGCGTGCGCGAACCGCTAGCCGAGAAAAATAGGTTATCCGTGCAAATCGCTGGATCGGAATCGATGCCAAGTTGCACTTTGAGTTGCACTTCACCGAAGAATCTCGACGAAAAGCCATGAGCAATGCGCGGCGGCGAGCGCAAAAGGAGACGGTCGATTTTGGCGCGACGCGGCCGGGACGTTGGCGCAGGCGAGGATGGCGGTTGCGTCGGTGTATGAGCCTTCCACCTGCAATCCGTGGCTG